TTATTGTTATATCTTTAATATTAACACCACTGCTTTTATTGACAGATAAAGCCAACGCATCAGAAGGCTTAACTGCTTATGTTTACGATGTAAGAGGTCAAAACAATGCCCCTTCTATACCACAGGGAGCCTCTCCAGTACTAACAATGAATGTACCAAATATAAACTTCCAATGGGGTGGCGGAAATGTTGCGGGTACTAATCTATGGGATGATGTGATAGTACGTTATACAGGATCAATTATTAGTAAAACTACACAAGACATATCATTTCTAGCAACAGCAGATGATGGAACAAAACTATATCTAGATGGAGTCTTAGTGGCAGACGACTGGCGTGATAAGGGTGGCGGAGGTACTGTTAGTGCTCCAATATCATTTACAGCAGGGGTTCCAAAGTCTATAGAATTAATGTATTACGAAAACGGTGGAGGAGCAAGTGTATTCTTGCACTGGAATCAATCTGGATCTATGCAAATTATTCCAGCAGAAGCCTTTACTTCACAGCCAGCAGTAGTAAAAACAATAGGTGCTCCAAGAAATCTAACGGTATCTGATAATGGTTCAGCAGTTATGCTAAACTGGGAATCACCCAATACTGGTAATACACAGCCAGAAAGATATGCAATTAGTTTTAATGCAGATGGTGGTGGTTGGGGTATTGCTACTGGAAATGTAGGAGATGAGAGTTCATTAAAAACTTTCATGAATATCCCATATAATCTTTTTGAAAACTTAAAGCCAAGTGGTACTATTTGGTCATTTAGTATTAGATCAGATAATGATACTTTAGCCTTATACTCTGAAAACTCAAATGTTGTTACGCTTAAAATTGGAAAGACTGCAGAAGAAATTGCTGCAGAGCAAGCAGCAGCACAGGCTGTAATTGATGCAGAAAATGCAAGACTAGCAGCCATCGCTGCAGAGCAAGCAAGGCTTGCCGAAATTGCACGATTGGCAGAAGTTGCAAGATTAGCTGAGTTAGAAAGACTTGCAGAAATTGCTAGATTAGCAGAAGTTGCTAGACTGGAAGCAGAGGCAGCTGCTAAATTAGCTGCAGAATTAGCTGCTAAAGCAGAAGCAGAAAGATTGGCTGCAATAGAAGCAGCAAGAATTCAAGCAGAAAAAGATAGATTGGCAGCAGAGGCTGCAGCATTAGCTGAGCAACAAAGATTAGCAGCGGAGGCTGCCGCTAAAAAAGCAGAAGAAGAACGCATTGCTGCGGAATTAGCTGCTGCTAAAGCAGAAGCAGATAGATTAGCAGCGGAAGAAGCTGCTAGAAAAGCAGAAGAAGAAAGAATTGCAGCAGAGTTGGCTAAAGCAAAAGCGGAAGAAGAAGCCAGACTTGCGGAAGAGGCTAGATTAAAGGCGGAAGCTGAAGCAAAGGCAGCGGAAGAGGCTAGATTAAAGGCGGAAGCTGAAGCAAAGGCAGCGGAAGAGGCTAGACTTAAAGCAGAAGAGGAAGCAAGGGTTCAAGCTGAAAAAGAAGCACAAGCAAAAGCTGATAAATTAAAATCTGAAGAAGATGCAAAAGCTAAGGCAGAAGCTGAAAGAATAGCTAAAGAAAAAGCTGAAAAAGAAAGATTAGATAAAATTGCTGAAGAAGCAAAAGCTGGCAAAGAATTATCAAAACAAGAAGTTACTATGGTTGTAGCGTCCCTTATTGAAAACTTAAAGCCAGGAGATTCAGTTTCAGCAGCACAAGTACAAGCATCTGGAGTATCATATTCTGATCTTCCAGCATCAACACCAGTTGAGATTCGTGCTGATGAAAATGGAAATGCTCTTGTGATTACTGCTGAAGTTGCAGCAAATATTGAATTAGTTCAAGATCCAGGAGCCTTGCTGGAGGCAGCATTTTCAGATCCAGGTGCAGCATTAGAAGCACTTGGAAGTATTGGTGCAGACATGACTGAAGAAGAAAGAGAAGAAGCAACAGAAATGGTTATTGCAACAGTAGTAGCAGCAGGAGCAGCAATTAATGCAGCAGCAGTTGCTGCAGGTGGTGCAACTGGAGGTAGTACAGGTGGAGGAAGTTCTGGTGGAGGCTCAGGAGCCAATTCACCAGGTTCAAGAGGAGGAAGAAAATGGTAAGGATAGTAAAAAATATAGGAAAAGATATGATAGATCAGGCATGGACCCTCCTTGGAATGTTTATTGCCTGGGTAGTATTGGATGGTAGTGCAAAAACTATTGTTGGCTATGGAATTATGGCAACAACAGCATTATGGATCATTACTAGTCCATTTAGAAATAAGGAGGAAAAAGATGAATAGTGTATTAAATATTTGGAATATTCTTATGCGTATTGTTGCAGTATTTGCAGCAAATGCACTTGCCGTCATTGGCGCAGGAGCAATCGCAGGAATATCAGTAGCAAAGGCTATGACAGTTGCTGGACTTAGTGCAGTAGCAGTTGTGGTTGAGAAGTTGGCTCGTGCATTTATGGACGACGGCAAGCTCACAAGAGATGAAATAAATGCAGCATTTTCCACCACTGACAAAAATGCAAAAACAGTACAAGATGCAGTTGTAGAAACACGAAGAGCAAAAGCAAAGGACTAATATAACCTATTTGACACTCATGCCTGCCTCTGGTATACTAGTAATATAGTGACTTAGGGGTAGGCATGACTTGTATTGCAGGAATAATGAAAGACGGCAAAGTTCACATTGCTGGTGAACGTGGTGCGTCACAAGATAATTATATTGTATCTATAGATAAACCAAAAATTTGGAAATCTGGTCCATATGTTTTTGGATATGCTGGAACATTTGATGCACAGATTATTCAATATAACTTTATTCCACCTGTACCAGAAGGCAATGTAGATAAGTTTATGCATGGAAAATTTTTAAAATCCCTAAAAGCATTTTATAATGAATGGGATATTGGCGGTAAAGATAGTGAAATATCACTTCTTGTTGGTATAAAAGGTAAACTATATGAGCATGAAGCAGAAGGGTTTACTATGATTTCCTATGACAGAGATTATGTTGCCATAGGATCAGGGGCAGACTACGCTATTGGGTCTCTTCATGCTACCCAAAATCATAAAGATCCAAAGCGTAGGCTTGCTCTTGCTTTAGGATGTGCTATTGAGTTTAGCTCATCATGCATTGGTCCAATTGACTTTGTTCAAGGTTAGGAGTATAGTATTACTATGTTAGAAGAAGATTATAATGAGTTTGATATTTGGCTAAACAACGGTATTGATAGAGGCTGGATTACTGAGCCATTCTGCAATACTCATGATGGCGATCCCTACATGACAGAAGAAGAAATGCAAGAATGGGATGAGGGTGGAGACCCGTGCCAAGTAGTTTTTAAAATTAAAGAATAAACATTTGATATAATAGACTTGTACCTGCCTAATGGGGGTACATTAACTTATTCGCTTGAAAGGGGAATAAAATGGTAGCATCATATACATATAACGGATCTTTTGGAAATTTTTTCAATGATCCATTTTTTATTGGCTTTAATAGAGACTTAAGCCGTTTAAATAATTTACACAAAACAAATTCACAGTCATATCCTCCATATGATCTTCTTAAACTAGATGAAGATACATATAAGCTATCACTTGCTATTGCAGGTTTTACTAGAGATGATATTTCAGTAACAGTTGACAACGGAACTCTTGTAATTAAGGGTGAGATTGTAGATGTTACAGATGCTGAAGTTGTTCATAAGGGAATTGCTGGTCGCAAGTTTGTGCGATCATTTGCTCTTGGTGAATACATGGAAGTGACTGGGGCAGATCTTAGGGACGGAATGCTCAATATTAGTATTGATCGTGTTGTTCCAGAAGAAAAAAAGCCTAAGACAATCAAAATCAAGTAGTACAATATAAATGTCCCCACACAGGACCTTAGTGATGGATTAGTTACCCATTGGATAGAGACCGTGGCGCAAGTCAGGTGAATTGCCTGTGTGGGGCTTAATATTTATTGATATAATAAAGATGCTATGACTGACAAAGAGTTGGTACATTATAATAAGCAGCAGTTTAAAAAGAAACTGTCAGAGATCAAAGAGGCATCTGGTTGTAAAGACTGTGGAGTTACAAATCCAATAGTTTTAGATTTTGATCATCTAAAAGATAAAAAATACAATGTTTCAAGAATGATTCATGATGGATTTTCTTGGGCAGCCATAAAAAAAGAAATAGCAAAATGCGAAGTAGTCTGCGCCAACTGTCATAGAATAAGAACTTATGACAGATTGACAAAGAAAGCTTCATAATGCTATAATAGAATATACTACATCATAGGAGGAAAGTATGTCAGTAAAAGGATCGTTAGAAGCAATCATTGAGATTGCAAAGAAAGAAGTTGGAACCATTGAAGGTCCAAAAGATAATGAAACAAAGTATGGTAAGTGGACTGGTATGAACTTTCAGCCATGGTGCCAGTCGTTTGTTTCTTGGTGTGCATTCACATCAGGACTAGATGCAAAGAAGTATCCAAAGTCTGCATCAACAGTAGCAGCATCAGATTGGTTTAAGAAAAATGAGCGTTGGTCAGATGCTCGTAATGATGATCCAATGCCAGGAGACTGGATTTATTTTGATTTTCCAGAAGATGGTGTAAATCGTATTTCACATGTTGGTATTTGCATCAAGAATAATGGTGATGGAACAATTCAGGTTATTGAAGGAAACACTTCAGGAACT